AAAAAATTTCAAAGCGTGAAATTTCAGATCTTCGCTTTTCCCTCAGTTACTGCGCGGGCTGACGGTCATTTTTGCACGGCAGAAAACTGAAAAACTGTTTCGACACAAAACCTGCGGGTTGGAGGGGGTAGCGCGGTTTACGTCACCTCACGCTTTACGTCACACCGTTTACGTGGTGTGCGCATACAGCGCCGGAATGGCACGCAGAACGCATTAATCAGGTGGCGGATATGAAAACGCACGACCGGAGCCGTGCGTTGCGTGATGGGGCGTTTATGGGGGTTTTATGCCCGGTGATCAGGCGATAAGGTCACCGTATTTTTCGCGCAGGCTCGTAGCCTGTTGGGCGTCTGCGGCAAGTTCGCTGCTGTTTGTTGGTGCGCCGGTGTTGCTGTGGGTGTGGTTTGCAGTGTGTGTGGCCAGCAACTGAACCAGATCCAGAATATCAATCAACAACGTCAGCAGATTAAGTCCGGATTTTTCCCGTGAGTCACCGCGACCAATAAATACTGTCGGGGCTGTAAACTCCAGGCCACCGTCCGCTCGGCATGTTCTGCGGCCTCCCACGTTTTCAGTAAGGTCGTGTTCAATCGTGGATGTAGCCCCTTTGAGTTTAGTCAGCAAATCCTGCGCTACCATCTGGATATGCTCACTGGCTGCGATCGCGTAATGGCCGGTAGTAAGGTGCTCTATTTGTCCTGCCATTAGCTTGCTGGTTCCCAGAACGCTGGTTATATCGTTTGCCTGTACTGTGGTTGTTCTGGTTGTTGTTGTGCGTTCCTCCTGATCGCTGTTAATGGTTCGCCGGGCTGAATGTTCTCTGATTTGCTGGTCGGTTTCTCTGTGCCAGCTTCCGTCAGCCGTGACGCGCTGAAACACTTCTGCGCGCTGTTGCTGCAGCTGTTCGCCGGGCTTTACATCAGGCAGGTTATGGCCAGCGGGTAAGATTTGCCTGATAACGGGTTTGTCCGGACGTCCTTCAATGTTGGATATTTCCACGATGGTGCCTGCCGGTGGGTAGGCAAAACATCCCGCCTCACTGCCAGCCATGGGGACGGGGAGCGGTACTGCCGGGTAAACGGGCGTGTCGCTTTTATCGTTGCCGTTCTCATCAAGCAACTGCACATCGACGGCGTAGCGTGGGCGGAAACTGTCGGCCACATCGCCCAGGGTGGTGGGCTCCGTTGGCGCAATGACGCGCGCCAGCCGGGTATGTAGCGTACCGCTGGCCAGTTCCGGGAACTGTGTTTCCATTTGTCTGCGTAATGGTGATTTGGAAACAGGGTTACCCGTGGCGGTAAGGCGCTCCCATGTCAGGGTCATTTTCTCGTTGTTGAGGGCTACACGGGTAATGCGCCCGGCCGGTAGGTTCACGCCCGGTCGCACAGTTTCCATAAACATGATGTCGATGCTGTTTCCGCCGCTTTGCCCGAGTGTGTACTGTTGCGGAATATCCGGCATTGTAATACTGGCAAATCGTGAATCAGCTGCGCTTCCCACAAATACAGAACCGTCCGGCATAGGGTGCCAGACGTAATCGCTGATACTGAATGCTCGCCCCAGTTGGCTGAGCAGTTGTGCTCCGCTGCCGCTGTGGGTGATGTAGGGAGTTGGTATACTGGCATAATCCGCATCCGGAGTGATAAAAACGATACCGCTTTGTCGCCCCAGATTATCGAGTACCCCCCGCAACGTCGGGTGTTGCATGGAGCAAGGGAAATCAAAATCCAGCACAGCAGCCGCTTCACGAATAAAAAGGCGACGTGAGCCATTTTCAGCAGGTTGATCGCGCTCAATGTAGCCGGAGAAATAGCGCCATGCTTCACCGTCACGGCCGAGATCAATTTGTACCATTGCGCCGGCAAGGCTGTGTTCGGGTGACAGATTGTTAACAGAAATGAAGCCACGACCGGCAGCATTCAGGGTAAGAACAAGGTTTATATCGGCAATTTCCACCCGTTCGCCATTAATCATACAGCGTTGTATTAATTTCATGTTTTCCCTTCCTTTTTCACGCTCCCGATGCCAATCCAGTCCAGCCCGGAGCCAATACCATCATTGATATTTTTCCAGAAAGTTTCCTGGGTATTCATTCCTTTATCCGGCGTCAGCTCACTGCCGTTCTGTGTCTGCTGCTTTGCGATTGTTTTCTGTGAGCCACTGCGTGCCGATGCTTTTTCCGGCACGCTTAATTTTTCCCTGAGAGTAAAGGTGACCTGCCAGTGCATTTTCCCCTGTTGTTCCGTGGCATCAATGCCACCAGAAAATACCCCCTGTCGCATATTGATTGCCTTCGCGGTAGCGTTGGCAATGCGATACGTTTTTTTAGCTCCGTTACTTTCTGTTGCCTCCGCAAGCTGAAAAATACGGGTCAGAATAGCTTCATCGTTAAAGTCAATAACCCCCGACACGCGCAGCTCTTTAGCCTTGTTTCCCTGCTGAGCGCTCGTGGTGCTGGTTGACTGTCCGGACATATCTTTATCCGGTAGTTGCATGGTGGCGCTGACGGTGATGTTGCGCAGCAGAATGGCTTCCCCGTCAAGTGCAAGGACAATCATCTGGGTCATGTAGTGCTTCCCTTAGTGATGAGAGATCATCGCCGACGAACAGCATCACAGCTGTAAAAACCCACTCGGGGTGTGGGATGTTTTTTTGTATCAGCGCTGCGGCCTGGCTAAGGACTCCCTTGTAGCAAAAGCGCCACACCGGGCAAAATTTTTGCCGGAGTGCGGCCTGCTGATCAGCGATTTCCTGTAGAGCTTTATCTCTCGCATTCGCGAACTGACGCAGCTCTGATGACAATGTTTCCGGTGATGTGGCAGCAGGAGTAGCTGCCTGTGCAATGGTTGCAGCCAGCGACATGCTGCGAGTGGTCTGTGTCGACAGCATTATCGGTTCCGGAAGTGATGTTACCGGTCTGGCGGGGATTTGCATTCTGCTGATGGTCAGCGAAAGTTGGCTGGAGATCATACGGGACATTCTCCCTATTTCTGGCAACGGAAATGCACCTGAAAATTGTCTGGCAAGCGATAAAAACTCAGCAACAGACGGGGCGCAGAATAACATCGCCACGACGTCTTTTTGTGTATTTTCTGTCAGATACGGTAAAAGTGCAGACACTGCATTATCCGGACTGAGGTAGCGTCCCGATGGTGTGGTATTCCCTGTATTTACTGACCATGGGTGGAAACAAATCATTGAACTGGTGATGTTTATGGGGTGCGGGTGCAGAATTGAGACCGCCCAGTCAGGGCGGTTATTTTTATTGTCTTTCAAATGAATATTCATAGGTGTGTGAGATATTGCTGGTACTTGCGCGGTTACTGTCGGGAGGTTGTGGGTTGGTTATATAACTCCGTTGCAAAAATTATCTCTCCTTCAGTAAATGGGATATCTCCGTCAGGCTGTGTCGTAAAACTCTGTGAGACAGTCGTCCAGCTGTTTGTGTCAGCCTGCACGTCATTCTCTGTAACTGTTTCTCCTTCATGGCTTCCGCTTTTTACACTCCAGGCCAGGCAGTTATTGGGGGCGTCCGCACTGCGATAAGTGACAGCCGCCATAACTGCGACCAGATCGCCATTGCTGTTATCTACCGCACCAAACGTAACCTGTGCCGCCTCCGGGGACGGTGAGAGCATCAGGTATCCGGCATTACTGTCAGAGGTGTTCAGTCCCGTGACGATATCTTTATCCAGCGAGTTTTTCGCACTCCCCCCGGTAAATGCGGTTACCGGGCTGTATCTGACCTCAATAGCCCCAAGCAGGGCGGGTTCCGCGCTGTTATTTTTTCCGTATGCCACTGTTCCACAGTACATATCACCCAGCATTAACGTGCCGGATGCACCTGATGAAAAAATATTGTCACCACTACCAATACTCACCTGAATTTTGTCAGTCCGGTCATCTGATACATAAAACGATGTATTTCCAGCTAATGAGCGGTTGCAGTACAGACTGGCTGAGACATAGCCGTTTTCGTTTCGCGTTGCGAAAATTTCATAGTAATAACTGGCTGCTTCATCAGGATACGGGGTTGTAAATGAATAGCCATTAATCCTGATGTGGGATGGCGAAGATGAATATTTCTTTCCCGCACTTAATGTCAGACGAAATCCCAGCTGTACAGCTGAGGTCTTTAAGTCCGGGAGTGTGCTGTACAGTGTGACATATGAGGGTGTCGTAAAAATCAGCCCCGTTCTTTCTACAGTATTTACGGCCTGAGTGCCACGACAGACGGATGTTACAGAACCGGACATATCATTGATAAGCGTGACACCGTTTTCGTTCAGTGCTGAAATAATATTTGTTGAATAATAGTTCTCGCACAATCCCTCATTCGCCGGAATTTGTCGGAACCCTTCCAGATTAATAATATTCAAAATATTCCCCTTATTTAGTTTCTATTAAGCAGCAGATAAAACCGCAAACTGCAGTACTGCCCGAGCTACTGTCAGTGGCTCATTGGTTTGATATGCTGGTACAAATAAGCCCCTGTTAACTGTTACCGGCTCGCTCATCAGACGTCCGGTTTGTAATTGTATGTTGTTAATGGTTATCGGTTCGTGGATGGTGCGCCCTGACTGAACAAATTTTCTATTAATTGTTAAAGGCCCCCTTGTCTGTTCCCCGGACTGAAGCAGTACTCTGCTGATTTGCAAAGCGGGCTTTGGTGTTTCCGGTGGGAGGGCAGGTTTTTCCTGAGGAGCCATTGCCTCAGCTATCAACATTCGTACAAATTTGGCATTAACAATCTCAAGACCCGCTGCATCATTTGGTGGTGTTGGAGTGGTTGGCGCTCCGGAAAACGACGGGCTTTCCAGAGGAGCCTTGTTATTTAATTCAGAAAAAAAATCTACCTGCCAGCTTTGTGGCGGAGTAGTAATATGAGCGATTTGTGGCAGTCCGCTAAAAATGATGGCGAAATTCCGGATGATAGTTTCTCCTGTGTGTTTATGTCGAACAGGACCACTTATAACTCCGCACAATGTGTTACTGGCTTGATGAACCAGGCAAATCCAGTCGTAGTTGAAATTTTCGTTATCAGCAACAATGGCACTACACACAATGCTGTTTTGATCCAGTTTTCCATAATGTAGGTTATTTACCCTGTGCGTGATTTTTTCAGGAGGAATAATCGTATCATCTCTGGAAGGCTCTCTCTCCATCAGTGCAAAAACAATAGCGTCAGGGCGTGCCGGTAAATTACTGGCGGTGCATTCAGCAACCCATTTCTCAAATGCTTTCGTCAACAGTGCGCTCATTACTTCTTAATTCTCGCTAATGTTCTGCGGTAATTCTGGCCATACAATCGCGGCATACGATGCTTTATCTGTAACCTGGCTGAATGTCATCTCCCGTAACGTTTTTGTATAAATACGGCAGGCTTTCAGTTTTTCCCTGTCTTCGTCGCTGATTAATCCCAGCAGCAGGTCTTTTTCCCATTCGCTGGTCATGATGCTGACCTGTTTTAACAGTGCATCACGCTCATCTTCCGCTTTAAGTTTGTAGTCGAAGATAAAATTGCCATCGCGGTAAAACCAGTAACCAGGCACGGTAATACGGCGATTAGCGGTAATATCCGGAACTTCAATAACACTGGCATTACGGGGTTCAATGCCTGTCACATCCTTACCGACCCACACCACGCGCCCGTCCCCGGTGTAAACCATTTTTATTGTGTCGCTGGCAAAGTTCTTCTGTTCTTCATGCCAGTTTTTGTCGTCTTCCGAAAAAAGCCAGGTGACACCATATTGTTTTGTCATCTGATATTGTTCTGCGGTTTTCGGATTGCCCGCAGTAATATTTTTTAAATGCAACATTGTTAAACACTCGTCACGTTATACCAGGTGCCGTTAATCAGTTTCTGAAGCGGTCGGTAATACACGCCGCCGATGTTATCTGCCGAATTACTTCCGGTTTCCTGCACATTAATACCAGATAATCCATGGCCTGAAGGTGAGCGAAATGTCCAGGATATCTGGTTACCTCCCGGGTTGTAATACATTTCGGAACCATAACGCACATCCTGCACGCCGCCTGTTTTGGTCTGGTAACGGGCATCAAAGTTTCCGTAGTCTGACGGTGTTACACGCCCGGTAACGTTTACAGGTTTATTGCTCTGAATGCTGCCACTCTGAAAACGCAACACATGCACGCTATTGGCATAAACATCCAGCAGGCCATCACCATTCTGTTTCAGGCCGGTATCGTTATCCCCGAAAGCAATTGAGTTTCCGCCCAGCGCGTTCTGAACGCCGATACCCAGCGCACCATTCACCTGAGAGCCGCCACCAACAGACACTTTATGCGACATGGATATTTCACCCGTCCGCAGATTAATAGTGAACGGACGCAGGGGACCAATATCGCCATTTTCGCCCTGATTTTCCCGGGTGGGAATAAGATGCAGGCACTCTTCAGAGCGACGAAAAATCAGGCCAAAAGCTTCGTTGAAAATCCTCAGTGCATTAACACCACAGATTTTCAGCTCCCCGGTCATGGTGTCGCCGTCGCGCTCAACAGCGTCTTTTGCTTTATCCATTGCAGCTTTTACTGCCTTTGATGTGGCGGCGCGGTCTTCTGCGTCGCTGTCGGTGGAGTTGCTGTACTGCGCAAAGCCTTTCTCCTTCAGTGTTGCATCCGGATGATGGCGGGATTTTTCGTGCTCTGCCAGTGCATTGCTCTGTTCCTCGTCGGGTGTCTCCGGGCGCAGGTCCTGTGGGCCGTCTCCTGTCATTTTTGCAAGTGGCGCGACAAAGTGTCGGAAGCCGTTACCGTCTGTATAAGACGCATGTTCCTGGCGGGCGCAGAACGTAAAAACGGTATTCCATTCGCCGGTAACAAATCCCTGCCAGCTTGCATCAATCCAGAGGGTATCCCCGACCGCAGCCGGCAGGCTGTAAGGTTTGCGCAGACTGACGCGCAGACCTCCCACATAACCCACGCCGGCGGCAACAGTAGCGGTACCATCCTGATAGCTGACCTGAAAACCATCCCCCAGAAAAGCGGCTTCACCGTAGTGATCAAACGCCAGCAGCCGGCGGGCCTCATCCATTCCTGCAAGGCGCGCAGTGAAATCAATCTGCCAGACATCGGCGCTGACATCGATATGCATTGCTGCGGCCGCGCCGTCAAACTCCATGGAAAATGTGCGGATCAGGTTGTTTCCCTGCACGCCGTTCGCTGTTTTAATTTTTTGCTGACGAGGTGTGTGTGCAATCATGCAGAGCACGCCGCTTTCTTCGTTCAGCAGACCGATCCAGTTGTATTCGAAGTCGCCGACTGTCGTGTCCAGAATGATGGAAAACGCGGTCGCGTTCGGCGACAGGAGGCCGTACTGGGTGACCGGCGCACGATACTGAATCATGGATTCATCAGGGAGTATCTCATCGCGGGGGATCTCTGCGGATTCATCCTGTCCCGGAATATATGCAAAAACAAATGTATCCGGGCGCGCAGGTTTTCCACTGATGAGCTGATTCGCACACCAGTGTTCGTACTGTTCAGTAATAATTGTGCTCATGCTTCGTCTGCCTGTAATGTGTAATGCTCCACGGACAGGCCGTAATGTCCTGCCTGTAGCGAAGCGGTTAACCAGATGGTGTCCTTTCTCACCGTTGCTTCTGCTGTGTGATACCTGTAATGACCATCAAATGTGCCGGCTGTCAGCCGGGCAGTGGTTGTATTGATTACCTGAAAGAAATAGCGCCTGCAGGTACGACCATACTGGCGCACGAGCTGCATCATCAGCGCGTTGTTTTCACTTAACTGGGTGTCATTAATGCGCAGTAAAATAACGTCCCAGTCATGCTGCAGTTGCCGTTCCAGTGTTTTAACGTCTCCCACGCCAAGACGCTTAAAGATGCGTTCGAAGCCGGCGCGTTCGCCAGAGTCCTGAGCGTTAATAAACGCGTGTTTCACTCTTAAGCGAAATAACGAAACCGGCTCACCTTTAAATCGGGTGATATTGCGCTGATAAGCCAGCAGGTTAAGTAAAGGCTCTGCGCAGGTGTCGACATCAATCTGCTGTAGTGGCCACGTCAGCCAGCTGTATACCTTTTCCCAGTAGCGATGCGATGAATGTGCCAGCGTTAACGGCTCGCCTTTATTCATCCAGGTGGGGAGCGGGAATTCAGGGATCTCCGGAAGTTTCACGCGCTCACCTCCACAGTAAGGGATTCCAGACGAGGAACAGCCAGATCACTGAGAATATCCGGAAGAGAAAATGTAACCGACTCCACCTGCGGAAATACCTGGTGGATCTCTTCGCCCAGTCTGGACATGCTGAAACGGCTGTACGGCCATGTTTTCTGAACGTCATAATCGCTGTTTTCTCGAAATGCACAGCGAACCAGATTTTCCACATTGCGCAATAACGTCTGAATTTCCTCATCGCTGAGGTTCAGTGTTGCATATAACCAGAGTGTCACGGTCAGGGTGTGGCGTGTTTCAGGCATGGAAAAACAGCGCAGATCATCACCGTGTCCGTGATGACCTTCATCGTTAATGAATGCGTTTACGGCATCAACGAACGGTTCGGATGCGATGCCGGTATCCAGCAGAATGTAAGCATTTGCTGTGCCGGGGCCGCGTGGTGCGTCATGCAGAAAATAGATGCGGTCGGCACTGATGCCGGCAACGCCGGCAATTAATCCCCGGTAAACAGCATCTGTGTGATAAGCGCCGGCAAGATTAAACTGATTGCGAACACGATCACGCAGCTCGTCATCGCTTTCTTCGTTGGCACCCGGTGTGGTCAGCCAGTTTTCATCGTTCTCAACACCGGCAATACCATCAATCGCCACCGGAAGGATGCGGTAATATCCCGGCGCAAGGTTAAAGCCGGCTCCGGCCTGTTCCGCAGAAACATCGATGTTCATGCTGAGTGTTCCTGCCGGAATAACGGTATCCCTGACAACGGTCAGCGTATAAATCACGCCGTTAATGCGTTCTGTCTGAATCTGCGTACCGGCCGGCACGGTAACTGCGCGATCAATGTCGTTCTTGGTGAAACGAATCACGCCGGCTGCGTGCGTGGCGGCCTTGCGTTGCAGGTTTACCGCCCAGGCAAAAACATCAACGAATACACCGCTGGCATCGGCCAGAAACAGGTTTTTCATCACCACATTAACCAGCGCATCTTTCAGCCACATCACGGGTTTTGTGGTGATGGCTGTAATCAGTCGCCAGAACGGCGACATGCGGGATGTGTTGGTGATAAGCCCTTCGTCTTTGACAATGGCTTCAAATTCAGCGCGTGCCTGTTCTTCGGTTACCGGCATGCCGTTATCAGCCAGAATGCGCTCGTAATCTGCGGTGGGTTTGCCGTTAATCATCAAGAGATACCGTAAAAGTCAGGGGTTCAAAAAAATCTTCGGTGTGGGCGCTAATCAGCAGGCGACCAGAAAGCGGGGTTTCTTCTGTCACACTGACCGTGCCGGGTGTGATGCGCTCATCATCTTCAATCAGCAGTGTCATCTGCATCATGATGTCGGCACGAAGTGTCGGGCTTTTTTCAGCCAGCAGGCGCGTTGCCAGTCCGCTCTCAATGATGGCGTGCTGGCAGTCCTGGGCAATACTTTCCCTGTTGTTGCATAACACCGGCTCACTGGCGCTGTTCAGCGTGAGATTGCGGCCGGTGATGAGCAAATCAATGTAAAGCGGTTTATCAGTATGCATGCAGCTCCATCCACTCGTTAAGACGGGCAGGGGATGGATCCTGCACATTGACGTTAACCACACGACGGGAGTTGTCGATGGTGGTCTGGTTTTCGCTGTTGTTCTGCATCTCTGCCGCAATGCCGCCCGGTCCCGCACTGATGGCTTTGCCGCCGGTTAATACGGAGCCTTCGCCACTTCCTGTGCTTTCCGGTGTGTCGATATTGACGCCGGGGATCATGTTGAGCTTGCCTACAATCCAGCCCCATGAATCACTGAAGGACTGTTTCACCAGTTCCCAGAGGTTACTGAAAATATTCAGGATGCCGCCCGCGAGATCCTTCAGGGCATCCAGTGGTGAATGCGTGGAAAAATAGTTAACCAGTGCATTCCAGCCGTCCTGGATTGTGTTCCATGCATTGCCGAACCATGCCCCCATACTGCCGACCATTTCAGCCACCCACTGAAAGGCGGCAGTATCCATCAGCGCGACTTTAATCTCATCCCAGCGGGTGATCAGGAAATAAATGCCCACGCCCAGCGCAGCCAGTGCCAGGATGATTAATGTGATGGGGCTGAAAAGTAACTGTGTTGCAATTGCAGCTCCGCTGGTGACTGCGGTGTAGATTTTCATTGCTATGCCGGCGGCACCCAGCGCAACAGAATAAAGCCAGAGTCCGGCGCGCTGTAATTTCAGCAGCGCCAGCTGAATTTTTGCTTTGACGTTGTATGTTCCCATAGCAATGGACATGGCCAGATACAACGCCCTGACCGTTCGGGCAACTACAGTGAATGCCCACATGGTAGCCGTCAGTGTGCGTTTCAGCAGAATGAGAATCTTCAGGGGTGCAACTGCTGCCAGCCAGACCAGCCGCAGTCCTGTCCAGACAAACTTCGCCACACCCACCATAATGTTGACAACGGCACCCACTGCGGCAATGCCCAGCAGGGCGGCAGACAGTAAACCAATAGCCCGTGTGATATTGGGATACAGACGTAACCAGGCAACAAAGGATTTACCGCCTTCGTTGCTTTTCTGGATAAACGGGTACAGAACAGGCAGCAACTGCGTGCCGATTTCGATGCGAATGCCGTTAATAATTGCGGCGGCCTGTTCCCATGGATCAGCCATGGCCTGCGCCATTTCGACAGCCTTATCCATACCTTTGATATTGCCCAGCGTGGCGATATTCTTTTCAAGTCCGCCAATGTCCGCATTGAGTAATTTAATCATGGCCACAGCTTCATCGGAGCCAAAGGCGCTTTTCAGCAAATCGGAATCAGCCACTTTTGACAGATCACCAAATTTACCCCTGATAAGTTTCATGATCTCGACAACACTTTTCATCGTGCCGTCTTTATTCACGAAATTAAGCCCCAGCTTTTTCTGGGCGCTGCCTACTGCGGCAAGAAATGCCTTGTATTTTGTCCCGGCCTCGCTGCCACTCATGGTGGCCTGTAGTTGTCCCAGCACGGCGAACTGTTCAGCCGCATCAATACCGGCCGCTTTTGCACTGGCACCCAGCGTGGTGAACGCTGCTGACATGTTATCGCCGGTTGTTTTAAACATTTGCACGGCGGTGGCGGTTTGCCCGGCGACCTGCTCCACCCATTTGCTTTTTCCCATGGCATCAGCCTGGTCTTTAAAGATGCCGTACATGGTGCCCATGTAGGCGGTAATGGTCTGGCTGCTGGATTTGGTTGCTGCTGCCACCGTTGCTGATGCGGTGGTGAAGCGGGACAGCTCATCGTCAGTTAACCCGGCAATGGCTGACTGGATGTCGTAAGAAGCACGCACAAAATCCTGCGCAGCCCCGCCGTATTCCATAGTGAAATCAACGGCGGCGCGGCTGAGTTTACGCAATCCGGACTCTGCGACGCCCAGTGATTTCACCTCACCGAGCGCCCTGTCCATTTCAATGGCTGGCATCAGTGCCCCCTGAATGGCTGCACCCACTCCCCAGAGCGCAGCGCCTCCGGTAGCAATGTCCCGAAAGGCTCCCCGACTTGTTGCAGCAAATCCCTGAACCTGTCGCCCGGCTGCACGCAACGGCCTTGTCAGGCGGTCTGTCAGTTCAAGAAGTAATTCAAGGCGCTGTTGTGACATTACGATCCCTTAAAAGCACGGATAATGCCGTTATTGACGGCGATGCTCATATTTTCCCAGTAGTGGTTATCCAGCCAGACGGCGGCAGCCAGTGACTGCGGCGAGTCATCCTCGCCGGGCAGCCAGTGGCGGCGCAGGATCAGCATCCGGGTAAG